GGATCCAAACATTTGGAGAAAATTATTAGGAGAAGAAAAAATTGACTTAATAGTGACAAGCCCCCCTTATAATTTGGATATCAAATATGGAAAATATTCTGACAATAAAGAATTCAAGGATTACATAAACCTTATTGAAAAAGTGTTTTTTAATGCCAAAGATTTCTTAACAAGAGGAAGATATATAAGCATAAACATTGGCAGGGAATGGGGCCCAGTTAATATGCCTGCAAAATATGATTTAATATTTGAAAAAATAGGTTATACTTTTTTTAGAAACATTTACTGGATTAAACCTTTAGGAAGTGCAAGAGTGGGAAGCACAAGGAATCCATTCCCAAGATATTATAAACCAAAAGTTCAGACAGAAATAATTTAATTATACACTAATGAAGTAATACCTAATTCAGATGTAATTATTCAATATAGTTATGGAACTGAATTTACTAAATCAGGAGAAAAGCAGCAAAAGGAGCCAATTCCTGAAATATTATTAAAAAAGTATGCTGGAAATGTTTGGGAAATGCATACAGAAACAACATTAAGTGATAAACATCCGGCACCTTATCCTGTGCAGTTGCCTTTTAATTGCATAAGATTTTATACTTTTGAGCAAGAAATAGTTGTGGATCCATTTGGAGGAGCTGGCACTACAATGATAGCTGCGCACCAATTGAATAGAAAAGCCAGACTTATAGAAATTGATCCGAGATATGTGCAGGCAAGCATTGATAGGTTTAAGCAATTATATCCTAATGAGGCAGTGAAGATTAATGGAAATTAAGCAAGGAGATTTAATTATTTTAGGCCAGCATAGGCTCATGTGCGATGACAGTCTGAACTGGGCCCAAGTTAATAAATTAATAGAAGGAGAACCATGTCAAATGATGTTCACGGATCCTCCTTATGGTATTGATTACATACCTGAAACTAAGCCAATGGGTGGAAGAAAAAAGCAAGAACTTGGGGGAATCATAGGGGACAAGGATACTAACTTGGCTAAGAAGTTTTTAAAACTTTTAAGCACAAAAATAGTGAAAGGCAGTTTATATATTTGTGCAGCATTGCAGAATTATAATGATTTATGGAATTGGAGCCTTGAAACTTTTAAAAGAGATCCAACAGTAATAGTGTGGGTTAAGAATGGATACAATATAAGCATGAGGGATTATCATAGACAGTACGAGTTCATTTTCTATAATCATTTTGAAGAAAAAAAATGGGTAGGCCAAAGGAATCAATCAGATGTGTGGTATGTTCCCAGGAGGGATACACAGAAGTATATTCATCCAACACAGAAACCTTTATTGCTTGTAAGAAGGGCTATAATGAATAGCAGTGAAGAATCTGACACAGTGCTTGATTTATTCGGATGTTCAGGAACAACACTCATAGCTTGTGAGCAACTTAAAAGACGGGCCAGAATGATGGAGTTAGATCCAAAATATTGCTCAATAATTATAAGTAGGTATGTTGATTTTACAAAGAATCCAGAAATAATAATTAATGGAAAAAAAATTAAATGGGAGATAAAACAATGATAGCTTGTGATAGATGCAAAATGGAAATAGATGAATCAGGATCATCAACAGAAGAAGAAATATTTTTTAATAAAATGTTAAAAGAAAATGAAGAAGGAGATTATTGCTTTAAATGCTCAAATAATGCCTTAAAATACCTTAAAGGATTATTAGAAACTATCACTCCAGGAGAACTCAAAGAGTACCAGGAGTTGAAAGAAAGAGAGAAAGTGGCACAAAGAGAGAAAGAAAATAAATTGATGGGTAATCCAATAAATTTGAATGAGGAATTAAAAAAATGAATGAAAACAATGGTAATGATTCCGGGAGAAATTCTGGAAAATCTGCGCAAAGAATGAATATTGCTGCAGGAATAATAGTGGCTGACACTGTAAGAACTACGCTTGGGCCTAAAGGTATGGATAAGATGTTAGTGGATCAGATGGGTAATATTATTATTACGAATGATGGTGTGACTATTTTGAGAGAGATGCTGATTAATCATCCGGCTGCTAAGATGCTGGTTGAAGTTTCTATGACTCAAGATCAGGAAGTTGGTGACGGAACAACAACTGCTGTAATTTTGGCTGGGGAATTATTGAAGCAGGCTGAGGGTTTGATTGATAAGAATATTCATCCTACAATTATTGCAAATGGTTATAGGATGGCATCTATTAAGGCGTTGGAAGCTCTTAACAATATTTCTGAAAAAATGGCTATTAATTCTGAAACTCTTGAAAAGATAGCTATTACTGCAATGACAGGTAAGAGTGCTGAATTTAATGCTGAATTGTTGGCTAAAATAATATCTGAAGCTATAAGTAAAATATCATTATTTCATCAGAAAAGAAATGAAGAAGAAACATGCACTATTGACAGGGAAGCTTTAAAGATTGAAAAAAGAACAGGAGGAAGCGTAGAGGATTCGGAACTCATTCAAGGAATCATTATAGCTAATGAAAGAGTTAATGTTGCAATGCCTACAGGTTTAATGGATGCTAAAATTTTATTGATAGATACTGCTTTAGAAATGAAAGAAGCAGGCAATGAAGCTCAAATTAGGATTACAAGCCCGGAGCAAATGCAAGCTTTCCAGGATCAGGAAGAAAAAATATTGAATAGAATAAGCAGAAAAATAATAGATTCAGGAGCAACTGTTGTTTTGTGCGAGAAAGGAATTGATGAATCAATACAGTATGCTTTAACTGAAGCTAAAATATTTGCAGCCAGGAGAGTTAAAAAGGATGACTTGGAAAAGTTAGCCAAAGCAACAGGAGCAATCATAGTTAATGACACTGAAGCAATTACTGACAAAGTTTTAGGATTCGCTGGATTAGTTGAGCAGAAAAAGATTGGCGGCCAAGAAATGACATTTATAGAACAGTGCAAGAATCCAAAAAGTGTGACAATTTTGCTAAGAGGAGCTACAGAACACGTGATTGATGAAATAGAACGGGCAGTGATTGACGCAATAGGTGACATAATTAGCGTGATGCAGAATAACGGAAGAATAGTTGCCGGAGGAGGAAGCAGCGAGATGGAAATACAGAAAGAATTAATGAAGTATTCTAACACTTTAAGCAGCAGGGAGCAATTAGCAATTAGGGCTTACGCAACAGCAATGGAAGTAATACCAGTAACTCTTGCAGAGAATGCGGGTATTGACAGCTTGGATGTCATAACCAGTTTAAAGAAAGTTCATGAAGCTGACGGAGGAACGAACTACGGCATTAATGTATTCACAGGCCAAGTAACAGACATGAAAGCATTAAATGTGATTGAGCCATTAAAGTTAATCACTCAGGCAATCACTGGCGCAACAGAAGCAGCAATAATGATTTTAAGAATAGATGATATTATTGCAAGAACTCCTGACAATAAACAACCTCAAGAGATGGCACTATGAAAGAAACAATAGGCCAATTAGAAAAAGAATTAATCTTAATGGGAGAGCCTGAAGAATTAATACAAGCTTTGCATAAAACATACAGGGAAGAATACGGCAAAGATTACGAAATAAAATACACCAGTCATTTAAATGAACTGATGAAAAAATACTACGGAGCAGTGAAACAATGAAAACAAAATATGAAATAGAAAAAATACACGAAGTAATAAGATTCGTTGAAGATTACCAACATGGAAAAGATGAAGTAAAATCTATTCCTGACACAATAAATGATGCAATAGGCATAATGAAAGCAGCAATCAAAGAACTAAAAAAGATAGAAAAACATGAAGAACATCCAAACATTCCTGAAAAAACAACAGACAAAGAAATGCTTGAAATATCAACAATTGAACCAACAACACCACAAGAAGGAATAAAAGAAGATGAAGATTAAAACATTAATAGAAGATGCAAAACTATTAGCCAGGGACTTATACTACTGGCTATTAGACAACATCCAAGACGTATCGCACTTCGCACTAAGAATAATGAAAATAATAACAGAAATAATAACCTGGAAAGAAGACTTGGGAGAATACATAGAAACAAAACTCGAACAATTAAGGAATTTAATTAAAGAACTAAAAAATTTATGGAAACAATAAGCATAATAATCCTAACAGTCTTTACAATAATAATAACCATGAGGGAAATATGGAAACGAACCAAATAAATGAACCAACAGAAGAACCAACACAAGTAATACTGAGAAGTGGAGCACCCGCACATCAGATAACGCAAGAGGATAGAATTAAAGGTGGGAGGGCAAAGAGTCCGGCTAAAACTTTGGCAGCAACTTTGAATCCTAAAAGGTTTTGCCATGATAAGTGCGCACTTTGGGATAAGTGCTGGGCGAAAGTGATTATTAGTTCAACTCCTACGACTGCTGAAGGTTTGGCTGTTAAGAATAAATTATGGGATGCTGATAGGAAGAAATGGAAGTGTGCGCTGAAGGCTTATGGGGAGCAGATGACTGCTTCAACAGTTAATATTTATTTGAAAGGGGAAGCAGGCCTGCAGGATACAATAAGGGGAATACTTGTTGAAGTAATGCTGAAAACAAGGAATGAGAAGGATTATAGGGCCACAATAGCTTCTGCCAATACTTTAATGAGAGCTTGCGAAGTATTTTATGGTTCAAAGAATAAAACAGAGATTAGCATGAAGAAGGATGTGACGCAAGAATTCATTGATATGGTTAAGGATTTAAATAAAAACTCTGAGGAGAAGAAACTTGAATGAGTTCATTGAATCGCTTAAGCAAAGGCTTCCTTTATGGAAAAATGATATAATACTCTTTGCGCATGAAGCTTTAAACAAATACCCTGATAAGTTGCAGGAAACAATTTTAAAAGAATGGCAAGAATATCTTTATAATAGTTTAAGAAGCGGCCACGGTATAGGAAAAACATTCTGCATAAGCATAATAGTTCCATGGTTCTTAACCTGCTTTGAAAATAGCAGAGTAATAACAACAGCGCCAACAGGCAGGCAAGTAAAAGAAGTAACATGGGCTGAAATACATAAAACTATCCGGGGAACTATTTGCGAGAAGTTCATGGAAGTGCAAAGCACTAAACTAAGCATCACAGCAGACTGGGGAGCTATAGGAACCAGCAGCGACAAGCCGGAGAATATTGAAGGATTCCATGCTGAAAACTTATTATTCATTATTGATGAAGCCAAAGGAGTATGTCAGTCAATCTTTGATGCTATTATGGGAACTCAAACAACGAATGCAAGAGTTATAATGGTAAGCACGCCAAGCCCAACACCCCTGGGAGAATTCTTTAATAGCTTCAAGCCAGGAAGTATATACAATCCCCCATTTGGAATAAGCAGGCATGTTAGCTGTTTTGATAGCCCGCAACCAGGCATGAAGAAATATATTGAAACCATGGAAAAGAAATATGGAAAAGATAGTCCGATATATCAAATGAAAGTCCTTGGAGACTTCCCGGATGTAAGCGATGACACGCTTATTCCATGGCAGCATGTGAATGCTGCAGTAGCCAGGAATATAATAATTGATTATAAGAAAGAATTCAAAAGAGTATTAGTATGTGACCCAGCCAGATTCGGAAGCGACCTAACAGTAATTTATGTTATTGATAAACAAAAAGTTGAGAATAAATGGGTTAAAAAATTAATAGACTGGGAAAGTTACGGAAAAAAAGACACAGCGTATACTGCAGGAAAACTGCATGAGAAAGCAATTAAGTGGCACCCAAACAAACTAAGAGTTGACTGCGGAGGAGGAGACATCGGCGCTGGAGTAGTGGATCAATTAATGACTATGGAAGATATAGCCCAATTAGTGGAGCCTTTCGTGGCCGGAGGGAATGAAGACTTCAGTGATGAAGACCGAGCGTATTATCAGAATAATAAATCAAAAGCTTATGACTGTTTAAGAAAAGACTTTGAAGAAGGAGTCATTCAAATATTGGATGTTGGAGATTTAGTGGAGCAGTTAATCCTTTTGAAGAAGAAGTTCGGAGCCAGCGGGAAACTGCAAATCCTTGATTATGATGACAAGATTAAAAGCAATGATGTGGTGCATAAGTCGCCTGATTACGCTGATGCTTTAAGCATTGGTTGCGTTGAACTGGATGAGCAGGAGTTCGCAGTCCTTGATAGTGAAGGTTTGATTTGAAAGCAAAAAGTATTTAATACAAGAGAATTATTGTATTGAATATGGTTAAAATAATAAGGAGGGTAGATGGTTATGAAGTTAGGATTTGAAATAGATATAACAAAATCATTAGAAGAGATTAATGCTTTTGTTTTAGAAAAACTTAATGAAGTTAAAAGACAGAATAATATAAAAGGTTATAGTGTTGATTTTAAGAATGGTTTATTAATTGATTGTGTTGATAATGAAAAACCAATTAAAAACTATTACAAAATAACATTACAGAAATTAAAAGAAGGAATTGATGAAAATAAAGAACCTTTAACTGCAAAAGATTGGACTAAAGAAGAAAGTTGGTTTGTTGATTTAAATGCAGAAAAAGAATATGAAGAATTAATTAATGTTGTTAAAACTTTACTAAAAAGGTATTGAATATGAAATCTATAAATGAAATTATAGGATGTCACAAAAGAACAGGATGCGAAGGAAGTCTTTGTAATTGTGGCAAAGATCATACAATAACTCAAGAATTATTAAAAAAAGAAGCAATAATGGATATAATGGAAATGTTAGCTATTGTAGAATATTTAAAATGCAAACACGGAATAAGAGATGAAGAATTAATATGAACTATGCTATCACTGGAGGACTGGGATATATTGGTTCAAAACTTGCATTAGAATTATTACAGCAAGAACATCATGTAACAATTATTGACAATGTTACAACTCACACTTTAAAAGAATACGAAGCCGTAAGGAATGAATTATTAAAATACCCAAGATGCTTAATAATTCCTCAAGGAGTAGAACAATTAGACACGAGACTATTAATAAAGATTGACTGCGTATTCCATTTAGCAGCCCTTAGCGATGTAGATGCATGTGAGAAGAATCCAAGCGAAGCAATCAGGATTAATCTTGAAATGACTAAAACTTTAATAAGGAAATGCAAAGATGCCGAAGTTAAAAAAATAGTATTCACAAGTTCAGCAGCAGTTTATGGCCTGCATAAGAATTGCTATGAAGAATTAATAATTTATGACACTGACCAAATCAACACTTACGGATCAACAAAGTATAAAGCTGAATTAGAAATAATTAAAAGCGGAATGGATTTTAAAATAGCCAGGCCCAGCAACGTGTACGGGAAAGGATTAATCAATAAAGATAATGTTATTCATTTATTTGTGAAAGAAATACTTAAAGGCAATCCAGTAATGATTCATGGAAGCGGAGAGCAATCCAGGGATTTTATACATTTAAATGATGTAGTCAGCGCGTTAATATTCTTAAGCAATTTGGAAGAGAAAGGATTATTTAATATAAGCACAGGTAAAAGCACGAAAGTTAAAAGCATAGCAATTAAATTAATGCCAGGAAGCAATAAAAGAATAAAGCATGACTCATCCGATAGGGAAATAGAAATAGGATTGAATAATTACAAATATGACAATGCTAAAATTTTAAGCAGAGGATGGAAGCCAAGAGTGGATTTATATCACGGATTAAGATTGTGCTTAAGTGATTTCAAAATATGAAAAACTTAAAAACTTTAAAATAATAGTTTAATACTTATGAAACTGTTCGGCATAAACATTGATATTCTGAAAAGCATTAAAAACAAAGACGAAAATATTAGGCCAAAAGTTAATTATGAAAGTTTAGGTAGCGCGGAAGAAGGATTAATGCCAATAATTCCCATTAGTTATAAGGAATGCCAATCAATCTATTTATTAAGTGATACATTAGGAACCATTATTAGCGCCCTTACGCAGGAAATATTCAGAAACAGCATGGAATGGGTTCCAGAGTTTGAAAAGAAATGCATAAGTTGCGGAGCAGAATATGACACGCAAGTTGAAATATGCGAAGAATGCGGAGGAGCAGTAAGGGATCCTAAAAAGTTGCCTTTAGATATTAAGAAACTTTTATTGAAAGGAAAGGTTAATGCAAACGGCCAAGGATTCGTTGAAGTCATGGAGCAAATAAATGATGACTTAGAAGTTAATGACATATGCTTTATTTTATTAAACAAGGAATACACTTATGTAAATAATAGAATAACTGATTCAAGAATTGATGAAATCTTAAGGCTTGATATAAATTTTATGAGAATCATTGCCAACACTAAAGGCATGATAGGATTTAATGATAAAGATGAAGAAATACTATTCTGCCCAGTGCATAGAAACAAAGTCCACACATTAATCAAAAACTGCCCAATTTGTAGCAAGGAAATGATGAGAGCTTGCTATGTTAACATCCAGGAAGGAAGCAATTATAAATATTATTCCGGCGATGAAGTAATGCACACACCAAAATATAAAAAAGGATTATTATATGGATGGCCACAAATTATTAGAGCTTACACTAAAGTTTTAACTCTATTAAAACAGGATAACTTAGTACTAAAATGGTATATTGGAGAGAAGCCTCCAAGAGGCATATTATTAGTTAATAGTTCAAACAATGAAACTTTAATGAAGAATTGGGAAATATTATTAAAAAAGCAGAAAGAGAAACCTAACGGTATATTCCCATTAGTTGTGCCAAACAAGGCCACGAATAAAGGAAAATTCGCTGATTTCATACAATTCACGAACAGTTTAGAAGAAATGCAATACTCTCAAACCAGAGAAGAAATAAGAAGAACTATTGGTGCCCTCTGGGGAGTAATGCCTTTATGGCAAGCGGATATTAGTACTTCAGGAGGATTAAATAATGAAGGTTTACAAGTAACAGTCACTACAAGAGCAGCATTGAAAGGCCAAAGAATTTATGATGAAAAAATATTCCCATGGATACTTAAACAATTCGGAATAGTTGACTGGAACTTGGAATTAATAACTCCTGAAGAGAAAGATGAAATGGCTGAATTGCAAAGAGAGCAATTAAAGATAGCGAATGCCAGGGCAATGCTTGATATGGGATTCGATGTAGAATATGGAGATGACAAAGAATTCGTATTCAGCGGAGAAGCTCAAAAGCCAATGCAATTCATGGGACCAAGTCCAGGACCAGGGGATGAATCATTAGGAGCTCCGGAAGCATCAAGCGCGCCTGAAGGTAATAATGCTCCAACAGGAAGTCCTGAAACTCCAAGCACTCCAGCAATCAAATCAGTAAAAATAAGTTTTGATACAGATTTAATGAAAATGGTTCAGGATGAGATTGAAACTATTGAAAAAGCGGAAGGAGTAAATATTATAACCAAAAGTGATGAAGTTGAAGATATCTTAAAAGAATCATTGTATGATTTAAACTTTGAAGGAATAAACACTACTCAAAGCAATGCAATAAAGGATTATTTATTAAAACAAGTAGAAGATAAAATCAGTCTTAAAACTATAATGAAAGCGATTGAAACCATTGCTGGAATAAATAAATCGGATGCTGAAAGGATTGCCAGAACTGAATATGTGAGCGTGCTGCAGAATAAGAGCAGGGAAATAAGTTATGCTAAAAGGGATGATGGAACCTATAGGTATACTTGGGCTGGACCTAATGATTCTCGTAGAACCATATATTGTAAATCTATTAGTGAAAGAACAAGCAAAGGCGTCAAAATGGATGAACTTAAAAGAATAATCAAAGAAGAAGCGGATCCTAATATTTATAAAGAAAGTAGACCATTTACACCTCACATTTCTTGTCGTCACAGACTAATTCGAACCCTACAATAAACAATAACTTTTTTAAATGCCGAAATAGAATAATAATTAATGAAAGGAAGACCAAGAAAATATCCTAAAATTTTTAAATGTCTTAATTGTGGAATAGATATCCCTAATATTTGGGGACAACAAAGAAAATACTGTAATTCAACATGCCAATTAAATTATGAATATAAAACCGGACAAAGAGATAAATATAAAATAACAATAAAAGCACAAGAAGCACGCAGGAAAGGAGATACTCATCAAAATTTTAGAAAAAGAGTTTTTAATTTTTATCCAAATCAATGTGCAATATGTGGAAGCAAAGAAAAATTAGAAGCACATCATATAATACCTCAAGAATATGAAGGAAGAATAGCAAAAGGTAAAGGAGATCAAAGAGTAAGAAATGGAATAATATTATGCCATAAATGTCATATGTATAAATTTTCTGATAAAGATATTAAAAAAGCATTTGAATTATATTCTAAAAATAATAATTTAAGATTAACAAGCAGAATTAGCAAAATTCCAAAAAGCACTCTTGTTAAAAGATTTAAGATATTTAAATAAAACTTAAAAACAGAAAACTCTTCTAAATCTAATTATGGCATATAAAGTAATACAGGTAATAAGCAATAGAGCTAATATTGCATCAGCTATGGAAACAGCAATAGGACTATTAAGCATTAAAGCTAATACTATGCCAAGCACTGCAATAATTGCTGATGGAAATAAAATATTAGCAACCATAACTTACGAGCAAGCATGACATTCAACGAGAAAGAATTCAAAGATGAATCAAAGAAAGAAATAATGGATCAGTTAATGCAAGAATTATATAAACTTGGAGATGAAGTAATGGAAGAGAGCCAGCATTACTTGGATGTTGTGAACAAAACCACTGATACTGGAGCTCTTGCAGGCAGTGCGAAAGTATTCAAGCAAGAAAATCAAGTCATTGTGAGCTATAATAGCCCTTACGCAGCAGATATAGAATATGGCACGGACCCGCACTATGTAGATCCAAGGGATTTGGAGCCTTGGGTTAGAAGAAAATTAAAAATTATAGGAAGAAGAACAATGATGGTTGCAAGAAAAGTAAGCAATAAAATAATGAATGAAGGAACTAATCCTCAGCCATTCCTTAGGCCAATACTTAATAAGTTAGTAGCTGAGGGGAAATTAAAATATGAAATGACGGGGGAAGGAAGTGTAAGCGGAAAAGTGAGATAAATGGCAATAACTATTTTAAACAAGGATGATAGGATATTCGAAAGTTGGGGAACTGTCGGAGTCAGAGATATACAGGGAGATTTAATTCCAATTAGCGAAATTGAACCCATCATGTTGACTATGATGAAGCGCGGCGGAAACATAATTGATGGCCATAGCAATAGAACAGTAGGAAAGATTCTTAATTTTGTTAAAGAAGAGAAGCAATTAAAAGATGGTGGAACTGCACCAGGCATTAAACTCATAAGCCAAATATTCAAGGATTATAAAACAGACGATGAAGTCTGGGATGACATAGTCAAGCAAAGAGCAACAGGCATGAGTTTCGGAGGCAAATCCTGGAAGAGCGAGCATCAAATGATTGATGGGAAAGATACAAGGGTTTTGAAAGATATTGAAGGATTCGAATTCACAGTAGTTAGACCCGGAAATATACCTGTTAATAGTGAATCCAATATTTTAGCAGCAAATACTATTGCCAAAAGTGAACCAATAATGTTTGCAAAAATGATGAATTCTGAAGAGGTTGAAAAAGGATGTAATTCTAAAAACTTAAAAAAAGAAATTGAACCTATTAATAGCATGGCAGAAAAAGAAGATACTAAAAATAAGGAACCTGACAAAGAGGATGAAAATAAAAACTCCTTAAATGAAAGGATGGCCAAAGTTGAAAAAGCAGTCAGTGACATTGCCAAATTACACGAAGATGTGATGAAATCAATATCAGATATTGCTAAATCAATAGAAGCCAAGAAAGCCGTAGGAACGCCTGATGGTACAATGCCAGCTGGAAGCGGAGAAGGAGACAAAGTTAAACTTCCTACAGATATTGCTGAGAAAACTCATGAAAAGGAACCAAGCACGAGTGCTGGAGAAAAAGCCAAGATTGACAAATCAGTGGAACTGCAGGATTTAAAAAAAGACATATCTGAAATAAAAGATGTTCTTAAATCTATTAAAGTTGAAAAAGTTTCAACCGGAAGACCAAGCGCAATAGATATCAACAAATCAATGGATGAGACAGATATTGCACTAAAAATTGCAAGAAATGAATTGCAAGTAAGCAACGGCGACATAATTAATAAATCAATGGAAGCCGAAAGACAAAAAGTTGCGGACTTATTCAAATAAAGGTGAAACTATGAATTATAAAGGATATCCAATAAAAACAATCGCTGATTTAGAACAGTTATATTACTCAAATGCTGGAGCAATGCTAATAAATAAAGATGCGCCAGTATTAAGCACTACAAATGGAGTCTATAAGCCAATTTATGGAGCTCAAGTATGGGCCTCATTCAACAGGGAAGCTAATGCTTTAGGAATCAGTCCAAAAACAGTATGGACAAATAGCGGATGGAGAGTCATGACAGCAAGACCAGCAGCAAACGGCGGCGGAATAGCTGAAAATGGAAACTTGCCAGCAACTATTAAACCATCTTTTTATGAACTAAGCACTAAGCCAAAAACAATAGCTCACACTTTCGATGTGTCAGAAGTTCAGGAATTCTTAGTAGCAGAAGCTAAAGATGATGGAACTGGAGATATGGAAGTCATGAGACCTATAATAGCTAATCATCACAAAGAAATGATGAACTTAATGCTTTTAGGAGATGCTGACACTGTAGCTGGTTATAACTTAGAAAGTTATGATAGAATCATAAGCAGCAGATCAGAAGAAGCAGGATGCTTAACAGCAGGAGATGCTGACATTTATGGAATTGACAGATCAGATGCAGCTTATAGTTGGGCTGATGCTCAAGTAAGCCATAATAGCAACACTGATAGAATATTGACTGATGACTTGCTAAGAACTATGATTAGATCAACAATTCCAAATGCAGGAGGAAGCACTTCATTCGCCTTAACAGGAAATGATACATTAAGCGAGATTGAAAGCATGTATGCAACTCAAGCAAGATACAATAGAAACGATGCTTTAGGAACATCAGATGTTCAATTAACAGTTAATGGTGTTCAGTCAGCAAAAGGAATTAATGTCGGAATCAAAGTAACAAGTGTGTACCAGATACCAATATTCACAAGCAAAGATGTTGTGAAAGACACATTATCAAGAATCTATTTCGTAGATTCAAGCAACCCAGAAGGATTCACAGTGCCAAGAATAAGCCTTGATGTAGCTAAACCTACTCAATACTTTGAAGCAGGAATGAGCCAGGGAACTCCATTCCCAATTGATAGATTCGGAAATGAAGGAATGTATAGAACTATGGCAGAAATTAAATGCAGATTCTTTGGAGCTCAGGGTAAGATAAGAGACTTGAAATCAATATAAGGACTAATTGAGTAGTCCTGCCCTTACAGGCAAAATCACAATCGGTGAAGTAATTACAAAGGGGGATTAAAAAACATATGGGTTTAACAATCGTAAACAAAACAGCGAACTATACTAGGCAACAGAAAGTATTAGACCACATAGCAACTAAGCTAAAAATGACAGTCATAACTGTAACTTTTGATGCTTCTTATCCAACAGGAGGAGAAGACTTGACAGCAGCAACAGTAGCTCATGGGTTTAATTCAGTTACTGCAGCATTCCCACAAGCAAGCACTAACGGTTATGTAGGAGTCTACAACATTTCAACCAGCAAGCTTATGGCATTCCAAACTAACAGTGATTATTCAGGAGACACGCCACTTGTAGAAGTAGCGAACACAACTGACTTAAGCACTGTAAGCATGGATGTTTTAGTCTTTGGATATTAAGAAATTAATATCCTTTTTTTTTATTATTTTTTTGTATTTAATACAATAACTTTTTTAAACAATTAAAGATTCATTCTTTGATAGTAAAAACCAATGATTCGAGAAACGTCACTCCCAGGGCAAATGAAGGTCTGCGCCAACAGCCAGATGCTCGGGAATCATATTCATCATGACTCTTAAAATAACAAACTGCAGGGAATGGAAAACGCATAATTCTATTTATAATAAAAACACAGCAGATGTAGCAATCATTATGCCATGCAGCAACAGAACAGAATATGTGTCCCAAGCTATTATGAGTTGCTTAAATCAATCTTACCAGAATGTAGTACTAATCTGTGCAGGCAAGGACATGGATCCAGCAATGCAAATATTATTAGCAAATGATGATGACAGAACAGTCTACGTGATTAATGAAGAAGCCACAATGGCCACGAGCTACAACGCAGCAATTAAATACATAGAAGATAAATTGCCCAATGTGAAATACATCACTAGGTGCGATGACGATGACATGCTTGATTTATTCAAAGTGGAAAGATGCAGGAATTACTTAATCACTCATCCAGGAATAAAACTCATACACCACGGATGGGTAACAATTGACACCAGGGGACAGAACGTAGGAGAAACAGACATAGTGTTCAACCAAGAAGATTTAATGGAATACTCAAACATCTTAGATGGCACGATAATGTATAAAAGAAATATGACTGGAGAATTATTATTAAATGAAGAAATTCCAGGACTCGCTTTTTATGACTTATTTATCAGGATGCACAAATCCGGTGCAGTGATGAAAGGATTAGAGAATTATAAACTATACAAGTATAGAATGCACTCAGGTAACTTCGTGAAAAATATGAGTCTAGAAGACAATTACAAAATCATAAGAGCTAAGAATCAAATTAGACTAGAAGAATATAAAACAGACATAATCATTTTTTATACCTACTTGGGAGTTGAAAGTGGGATCACTGCAAGCGTGAAGCATAGCCAAAGAATACTTTTAGAAGCAGGATACAAAGTCAAGACACATGCAGTCACTAAATATAATTGCTTAAGTCTAAAAATGAGATGCCAACTATTAAAACCCAAAATAATATTATTGCACAAACTCTTCATTCAGAAAGAAGACTTAATAGACTTAGCCAAAAGCATAAACTGGCCATGCACAATCTTCATGATAGAGCACGCAAAGAACGCCTTCGCATACACTTATTGGGAGATGACCAGGAACCACGAAGACACAATAGAAGTTGCTAAAATGTTCCCTTTTATGCACGCATGCAGTGTAAACAAGGATTACGCAGACTTCCTAACCGAACTGCACGATATTGATGTGACTTATTTGCCGAATCCTTTCGCACCCAGTTTAATGAAAACAAACACACCATACGGGGAAGAATACCATATAAGCTTACTATGCGAACTAAGGCCACTAAAGAAC